GGTCCGATCCTCTACGTCACCTCGACCGCTGAGAATGCCAAGTCATGGAGCGAGCGTGAGTTGATCCCCCGGCTGCGCTCCTGCGCGGCCATCAAGCCGGTCATGCCTGCCGACCCCGATCTGTTCAAAAAGACCGAGATGCAATTCAAGTCCTGCACCCTCAAGCTCGTCGGGTCCAACTCCGAGGCCAACCTCGCCTCCCGTCCCACCCGTTACCTCTTCTGTGACGAGGTGGACAAGTGGCCCGACGCATCCGCGACCGAGGCCCCGTCCCTCGAGCTTGCCATGGCTAGGACGAACTTCTACCGGACGATCTGCAAGCGCGTCCTGGCATCGACTCCCACCGTCGAAACCGGAGCGATCTGGTCGCAGTTCATGGCCGGGAGCCAGCACCGCTACCATGTCGCCTGCCAGTCCTGCGGAGAGTTGCAGAACCTAGAGTTCGAGCAAGTCCGCTGGTCGGATGAGCTTCGCGGTCAAGATGGGGCGTGGGATCTGGACGGCGTGGCCGACACCGCCTGCTACCAGTGCCGCGAGTGCGGCGACCTCTGGCCCCAGGAGATGCAGAGAAAGCTCGTGGCCGCTGGCCGCTGGATCGCTGGGAATCCCCTCGCACCCCGCGACCATATATCCTGCCATATCTCCGCCCTCTACTCCCCGCAGATGACTTGGGGGGAACTCGCCAAGCTTTTCCTTCAGAAGTCCTCCACCCCCGGAGGGCTCCATGACTTTCGGAATACCTACGAAGGGCTGCCCTTCGAGAACCGCGCTGCCTCCGTGAAAGAGGATGCCATCCTTGAGCTGCGCGCCGGCTACCGGCTGCGCGAGATCCCTGATGAGGTCACGGCGGACGGATCACCGGCGATCCTCACTCTCTGCGCCGATCCGGGCGAGAAGCAGACACATTGGTCGGTCGAGGCTCGGAATGACCAAGGTGAAAGCTGGGTCGTGGACTACGGCACCGTCCTCTCCGTCGAGGATCTGATTTCACCCGAGTTCCTCGCGGCCCGCCGCTACCAGTTGCCCGGGAGCGACGAGATCGTCGCGCCAGTGGCCGGGCTCATCGACTCCGGCTTCCTCACCGAGCGGGTCTATTCCGTCTGCGCGAAATCGGGGGGCCTCTACTACCCGTCCAAGGGATCGGAGTCCACCTTTGGAAACTACGCCGTCACCACCATCAAGGGGCTGAATATCCTGCTCTACACCTACGGAGATTTCGCCTGGAAGACCCACCTGTATCTCGAGCGGATCAAGAAGCGGCTTCCGCCCCGCCTCCACTTTCCTCAGGATGTAGGTCGAGACTTCATCGATGGGCACACCGGCCAGCAGATGCTGGAGAACAAGAACAGCCGGGTCTCCCCATTCTACTGGAAGAAAGTCACAGCCGATCACTTCGGTGATTGCACGAAGCTTCACTGCGTCGCCTGGGCGATCATGAGGAACCAACTGGGACGGAGGGATCCAGCCCCGGAAGAAAAGGCCACCTGACCCTTTGACATGGCGGGGCCTTCATGGCCTCGAACACTCCCGACCATGCCAAGATTTCTGGCATCAAGTCCTACCTTCTGCGGAACTCCTCTCTGGAGGATCTGCGCGATCTCGCCACGAAGGTGTTCAATCAAGCCGTTGAGGATGTCACCATCACCGGGACGAGTGCCGAGGGTGGATCTGCGAATGGAGAAGTGACCCTTCCCAAGTGGGTTTATCTGAACGCCATCGAGGAGTGCATCGCCGTTCTGGACGCGAGCGCATCTGTCCAGACCCGCCAGCTTGGCACCCGTCCTGACTTCAGCAACCTCCGCTGGTCGGTTTGATTTTCTCGCGGGGATCTTCGGTGAACCGCTGACCCAAGGATCCGCCGCAAGGCCTCCGAGGGTTTCATCCCTGCAAGCACCCTATCCGGCCAATGGACGTGAAGATGCCCAGGCACCAGCCCCTGACTGGTGAAGGCCACGGGACGCCGTGGATCAGGGAATCATTTTCTGCAGTCCAATGTTCCAAGGCTGGCGAGAAGGTCTCCAAAACCATCTGGCTCGGTTCAATTCCGAGGGGCTGTGCCATTTGATTTTTGATTGATTTTGGACGGCACTCGCCTCCCGGCGAGCGGTTCCGCCCTACGGGTCACGCTTCGCGTGATCTTACGCGCCGGTTCCCACCGGCTTGTTTGACAGGGTGCGTTTGAAATGCCGAAGAAATCAAACTTATCAACCCGTGGTGGTGCGCGACCAGGAGCGGGCCGCCCTAAGAAGGCAACCAACTTCTCCTCTGCTGACGGCATTCAGAGTCCGCAACGGATGTGGATCTACACGCCGACGCTCGACGCCTCCAAGTCCCTGACCCCATCGGCAAGGATCGAGCAGACCAAGAAGTCGTTTTTCCTCTATGAAAACATCGGCCTCGCCGCCCGGGCCGTGGACGGCGTTGCCAAGTTTGTCGGCCCTCTGATCCCGCAGGCCAAGACCGCCGATGAGTCATGGAACCGCCTCGCCGAGCAGGCATTCGAGGACGCCTGCGGCAACTCCGCTTTCGGGGTGGATGTCTCCAAGCAAGTAAACTTCTACGACGCGCAGGAGCTGCTCGTGAAGCAGATGGCCCTTGCCGGGGATGTGTTCTGGCAGAAGCAGACATCAAACTCCGACCGCGCTATGTTCCGGATCATCCCGGGCGAGAACGTCGGATCAGCCCACGGCGATGTGAAGGACGGATGGGTTGACGGCGTGAAGGTCTCCAAGCTCGGTGCCCCCACCCGCTACCGGGTGCTGAAGGCCCCCGGCAATTACGCCGAGTATAACGAGATCAGCGCGGACGACCTCACCCGAGTTGGGAAGGTGGACCGGATCGGTCAGGTGAGATCCCGCCCGTGGCTGCACCGCGCAGCCGATCACCTCCAAGATATCACCGAGATCCTTGGCTACGAGAAGATGAGCGCGAAGCTCGGTTCCTCGCTGGCCTTCGTCATCACCTCACCGGAGGCAGGAAGCATCGGCCTCGGTTCCTCGCTTCAGAAGGTTCAGTCGGGAGGTGGAACGCCAGTCACCAAGGATCTGATGACCGACGGGTCGATCATCCCGCAGTTGAAGCCCGGAGAGAAGATCGAGTCGTTCAACAACGCCCACCCCTCCGCGAACCTCGACACGTTCCTGAAATATCTCAGGCGCGACATCGCACACGGGTTCAACATGCCCGCCTCGGTCCTCTTCGATCCTGAGGAGGCCGGGGGCGCGACCATGAGGTTCGCGATGGAGGACGCCGCCAAGACCATCGGGCGCATTCAGGAGATCATCATCCAGCAGTTCTGCTCCCCATTCTGGAAGTTCTGGATCTACCAGGAGATCCAAGCTGGCCGCTTGCCATTCCCTAACGACCAGGGGCCTTTCCTCAACAGGGTCGAGTGGGTCGCCCCTCAGAAAGTGAGCGTCGACATCGGGCGGGATGGCCGCCTCTACAGCGACATGTTGCTCCGTGGGCAGATCTCTCCGCAGGACTTCTACAACATGCAGGGGAAGGATCACGATCAGGTTCTCGACGACACGATCCGCGCCGCAGTCCGTCGCAAGAAGCGGGTGATGGAAATCGCCGCCGAGGAGGGAGTCGAGATCAGCGTGAATGAAGTTTTCCCGCCTGCTCCCGGCTCGCCGGTTGTCCCCACCGCGGAGCCAGTGGAAGACCCCGCCGTTTGACACTCCGCATTTCTCCAATATGCAGAAGCTGACTCTTTTCGCCGCCGCGACCGGATCACGGGTTGACCGTGAGTATGGCATCCTGCGCGGCGTCTCGGTCATCACCGCAGGCGTCGAGGCCAAGGGTCACGGCATCTGGATCGACCAGACCTCGCTCGAAATGGTCAAGGCTGCCGCCGAGACCTACGTCGACGGCCTCCAGGTCAAGAGCGACCACGGCAGCGGCTTCGGTGAGATCGAGGGAGTTCTCCGCGACTTCGTCATCGAGGGCAATCAACTCCGCGCCGACTTCCACCTCATCAAGAGCGGGGAGGAATACGAGCGCATCATGGAGATGGCCGAGATGATGCCTTCCTCATTCGGTCTTTCCATCGAGTTCTCCGGCATCTCCGAGGAGATCGACGAATACCGCTACGCCCGCCCGGTGGAAATCTACGCCGTGGCCCTCGTCGATCAGCCAGCCGCGAATCCCTCCGGACTCTTTCAAGCTATGAGCGAACCCACCGCCCCAGAAGAAGTTCCAGCCGAGGTCGAGGAGACCAAGGTGGAAGTCACCGAGTCCCAGCCCGAAGAGGAGAAGGCCGAGGAGGCCGTCGTCGAGCTTCAGGTGGACGGCCCCAAGGGCACACAGCACGACCCCGAGGGGCCGAAGGAAGTGAGGGGGCCTGAAGGCACGCAGAATCTTCCCGAGGATGCCGCTCCTGCCGCCGAAGTGGTAGAGCCTGCCGCCCCTGCTGAGGAGGTCGTTGAGGAACTCCCCGAGGAGCAACTCTCCTCCAAGCTATCGGCTGTTGTTCTCAATTTTGAGAACACCAAGGCCGAGGTCATCAACCTCCGCGCCGACCTGGAGACCGCCCATCGGAACCTGACCGCGCTGAAGGCTGAGGTTGAGAAGCGCGATCTTGCCATCGCCAAGCTCGAGGATCTCAAGCGCATCGCCCTCCGGGCCGCTGGACTCCTCCCCTCCGATGTCGAGATCGAGATCGAGGCGCAGGCCGCTCCCTTCAACCCCGCCGAGGCTTATGCCGCCGCCGTCGAGGCAGGCGACAAGAAGCTCGCCGCCGAACTCTTCAAGCAGCACAAGG